TTGAATGCTGAGGTGCAAAAAATGCTCGTAGATGATTCAGTAACAGCAGAGCAAGTAGCAGCTAAGAACTCAGAACTAAAGGCAGCAAAAGCTAAACGAGATTTAGCGTTTGAACAATACGAAGATGCGAAATCAAATGAAGCAAATGCCACAGTTATCACTCAACCACTTGACGGAAAAGAAAAAGATTTAAAAATGCAATTTGTAGAGGATTTTAAAGCGATGGTTAAGGGTGACCCACAAATCAAAGCTTTACTTGAATCAGAATTAGATACTGATGGTAATGGTGTAGGGTTAACGATTCCAGTAGATGTTCGCACTACAATAAACATGTTACGTCGTCAATATGATTCGTTAGAACAATACGTGAAAATTGAATCAGTAACTACTGCAAGCGGTTCTCGTGTTTACGAAAAATGGTCTGATATTACACCATTAGCTGCAATGGATGACGATAGCGGAATTATTCCGGATAATGATGATCCAACACTGACTTTAATTAAATACCTTATTAAGCGATATGCGGGTATCAACACTCTTACAAATACCTTATTAAAAGATACTGCAGAAAATATTTTGGCATTCTTAACTACTTGGATTGCTCGTAAAACTGTAGTAACTCGTAATAAAAAGATTATCGATACTGTAAATGCGATTAAAACTTCTCAAAAAGTTAGCATTACAAAATTCGATGATATTAAAGATGTATTAAATACAAAAATTGACCCTGCAATTTTGTCTACTACAATATTTATTACAAATCAATCAGGTTTTAATATCTTGGATAAAGTAAAACGTTCAGATGGTTCATATTTGTTGCAACCTAATGTTCAAGACCCTACTCGTAAATTACTGGATGGACGGACATTAGTTGTAATTGGGGATCGTTGGTTACCTAACACTGCTAGCAAGTCACCTATTTGGATTGGCGATTTAAAAGAAGCTGTAACTTTATTTGATCGTGAACAAATGTCTCTAAAATCAACTGATATCGGTGGAGGAGCTTTTGAAACAGACACTACTAAAGTTCGTGTTATTGATCGTTTTGATGTTGTGCTAACGGATGAAGAAGCTATTTTCTTAGGATCGTTTAGCTCTATCGAAGATGAAACGCCAGTTACACCCTAGTAATCCCCTTGGAATAGGGGACGCAGTTTTAGGAACTACATTAATTATTGAATAGGAGATGGAAATAAATGGCAAAAACAAAAGAAGAATTAAAAACAGTATTTGTAACAGGTGCTAAACCAACTCAAGCAGATTTTGCAGACTTGATTGATGCTGGTGGGGACGTGAATCCAACATTAGCAACAGCTAGTAAAGATGGGTTGTTGGCCAAGGCAGATTTTACGAAGTTAACAAAGCTTACAGGGAGCACAACTTTAACTGATGTGGCAGCAGGTGCAGACTTACCCGCTGTTATTACAGCAGTTAACTCAATTATTTCTGTTCTTAAAGCTTCAGGTATCGCTAAATAAAGGAGTGTGAGACTTTATGATAACTGTAGATGATTTAATGCTCGAATTTAAGTGGGACGAGGAAGAGGAGCCTACAGTAAAGCGTAAGTTTGAAGGAGCAATTGCTTTAATAAAAGGGGCAGGTGCTTATGATGAAAAAAGTGATATTTTGCCCCTAGTTATATCTGAAATGGTAGGAACTATGATGGAAAATCGCGGAGGATATACAGATTTTAAAGATATTAAAATGTTTCCTATATCGCTCCAAGGGCTTATCAATACAATGAAGTATAATATGCCAGAAAGTAGTGATCCTGATGGGGAAACGGACTAAAGTAGCTCGTTATAATCGTTATATCCAATTTTACAAAGCTTCTGAAACGGAGTGGGAATATGATTCTGGTGGTAATCTGATTCCTAAAATGGAGCCGTATAAAAAAAGATGGTGCAACAAGAAAGATTTAGTGCGAGCTAATCAAGAATCATTAGAAAGTGCTGCAGATACAGCTAGTAAATTTGTAAGATTAACCACCCGTTTTACTAATGTAATTGCGGAAAATATGCAATTTGAAGTTGATGGTCAGATGTTTAATGTGAAAATGGTTGGCGATGCCGATGGTTTGAACATAGAAACAGTTATATCAGGGGAGGCGACTGCAGATGGCGGACGGAATGAGTCTTGATATTCAACAAATGATGACTGCTCTAGATTTAACTGACAAAAAAATGAATACTGGCGTCAATAAAGCGTTGAAGCTATCTGCAGAACCTTTAAAGGACTCAATCACTAGAGGTACACCTGTTTCAACGAATGCTAGACATAAATACGGTGAAGGTCATGCGAAAGATGATGTTGTGATTACGAATGTTAAAGGTGGGGCAACTGATGAAAAGCATGTCGATGTAGGGTATAAAAAAACGAACTGGCGCATGAAATTTGTAGAATTCGGAACTGTATATCAAGCCCCGCAACCAAATGTTCAGAAATCGATACGTTCAACTAAGAATGAAGTGTTAAAAATACAAGTTAGTGAACTGAGGAAGGTGTTAGGCACATGATTATTGAAATGACTAAAGATATCGTTCAGTCTATAGTCGCAATCCCAGAAGTAGTAAGATGGGTGGCAAAAGTGGGCGCTGTGCCTAACATATCTGCAAATAAATTGCCAGGAGCATTTTATCCAGCTATTGCAGTTTATGAAATTGAAAACGATCCAGAAATGTATGCAGATGATGAAGAACAAACTAGTTTGCTAACTTTTCAAATTAGCCTGTTTTCAAAAGATGGAAGTCACGGAACAGTACAAAATTTAATAGATGAAAAAATGAAAGAACTCGGGTTTATAAGAGGAACGAAAATTCCTTTGTTATTTGATACAGATAACAATATAAGCAACCGGGTTCTTTTGTATTCACAAGAAATAGAACACTCGCTTTACAAATAAAACTAAACGAAAGAAGGAAATTATAATGGCTAAAATCGGAGTAAAAGATTTATTTGCTTTCCCAATTACAAAAGAAGAAGATGGCGTATTACCTACCTACGGAGAAGGATTCCGTATTGCTAAAGCAATCCAAGTAACACTAACACCTCAAAATGCAGAAGGTAACTTATATGCAGATGACGGACAAGATGAATTCGAAAGTTCAACAATTGGATATGACATTTCAATGAATACAAATGATTTATTGCCTGATAGCGAATCGAAATTATTAGGAAGAAAAATTGATTCATTAGGCGGTGTTTCAGTCACTAATGATGATGAAGCGCCTTATCATGCTGTAGGATTTCGAGTTGCTCGTTCTAAAGGTGTTGGTGGTGGTTACCAATATCGTATTTTATACAAAGTTAGATTCTCAGCCTTTGCAGAAGATTACCAAACTAAAGGTGAATCAGTAAACTTCCAAACACCTACTCTTACAGGAAAATCTATTTCTCGTGATTATGACGGATTATTTAACTACAAATTAGATGATGATGGATCTAAACCTGCAGTAAAAGCAGTTACTGATACGTGGTTTGATGAAGTAGTAGAACCTGCAGCACCAGTTACACCCTAATGATCCCCTTGGAATAGGGGAGGCAGTAATCGGAACATCATTAGTAATTAATTAAGGTTAGTCTTTTGACTAGCCTTTTTTTATTAAATTAGGAGGAAAAAACAATGGAATTAAAACTTAAATTGAA